CCCATAGGGGGAGGGTCGCAAAAAATTCCGACCCCTTTGCATCGCCGCACCACCCTAAAATTTCTCCGGAGTGGTCTGAAAGGCCAATTCAGGTCTTTTAAACTGTGGTTGATGTTACTTGAAAGGAGAACTAACTATGCCCAATGATGTGTATATGCACCTCAAAGCATTGCTAATGTGGCTGTTATCTCCTGAAGTTCTTTCACAAATAGGTGTTTACATTGGCGTAGGCGCCTCCATCATCGGTTTTGGTGTTAAAGTCTTCAAGAAGTTGTGGACCAACTTGGAGAAGAAACAGAATGAAGAGATTGAGAGTATCAAAAACTCTCTAAATGCTTTAACTACAAGTTTCCAAGAGATGCAGAGGAACCAAGAGCGAGACTTTCTTCGATTACAGATCATCACAGGTATCCAATCTGGTCGATTGTCTAAGAATGAAGTCTTAACTCTTTATGGCGAGTATGCTGAAAAGGGATACAACTCTTATGTTACAAGAATTGTAAACGACTACGTTGAAGAATTAAAAGCAAGAAAGGAATCTAAAGAATGAGTATCGACAAAATTATTGATATCATTACGGTATTACTCATTGTTGCTCCTGTTGTTGTGAATCTTGTGAAACTCCTTGGAGCTATCACACACAACAAGTCTATTCAAACATTAGCTGATCGTGCAATGATCATTGTATCATCTCTTGATTCAGTTGTGATTCCGAATGATGATAAGAAACGTGAAGCGATGAATAAACTTCTTAGTTTCGCTAAAGAGACCGGTGTGAAATTGACAGCTGAACAAGCCGAAGATTATATTGAACACTCTGTTCGAGAATTGCGCCGACTTCAGGATTTAACTACTTCAACTGCGGAGGTGACTGACTATGAGTACACGCCGCAAACGAAGTGATGAGGTAATACCTCGACAAGCACTAACGCCAGATGGTCGAATGCAGAAACTTACAAAGAAAGCTTTTGACTTGGCGGAAAAACAACTAGCCGATGGAACTATTGCACCAAGTACTTTGAATGCATTGCTTCGATACGGCACAATTGAAAACGAACTCCAGTTGGAAAATCTAAGATCTAAGAAAACGTTGAATGATTCCAAGATTGAATTGTTAAATAGTGAAGTAAAAGGTAAAGGAGATAGCGAAGAAGTTATTCGCGCCATTCGTGGTTATGCTCCATCAGAAACCCTATGATACTTCAACTAGATGAACAACGTTCGATTCTTAGAGATCTTAGTTATTCTAAACTTATAGAATTTAAAGATTTTGGAGATAGATTAAATTTCCTATCGCTAGCAAATCGAGGATACAAATCTCCTCGAGACATTTCAAACAAATTCTATAAGTCGAGAATGTGGCGAGACTTACGTGAAGAAGTTATAGCTCGAGACATGGGTTATGACTTGGGCATTCCTGGTGTGGAAATAGAAGGTCCTCCATTAGTCCATCATATGATTCCTCTAATTGAGGATGATATATTACTATGGCGAGAAGAAATACTTCTGAATCCTGATCTATTGATCACCACATCTTACAATACTCACAATATCATTCACTACGGTCAAACTGCAAACCCATCTCTTGTATTCGTAGAGAGATGCCCTGGAGATACTAAACTATGGTGAGGTGGATATATGACAATTCTTAACGATGTTAAGACCACGTTAGATTTCGCTTCTGAAGAAGATAACAATTTCGATTCGAGATTGATTATGGAATTGGATGGCATCATTGGTGAACTCTCGCAGCTGGCTCTTTTGAACCCAGCATTTGTGATGAGCAAAGATGCAGAATGGGAATCGTTACTTCATGTTAATGATCCTAATTTATTACGTCTAACCAAACAATTTATTTATATCAACATTCGATTGAAATTTGATCCTCCCACTGGGAGTGTATTAACTTCACTTGAGAAATCTCTTCAATCCACAGCGCATCGTATAATCATTCAAAAGGAGAAGTTTAATGATCCAGAACGAATTAATGAATCCAGAACTACTCCACGCGATTAAAGGAAACGAAAGCGATGATATCATCGAGCACTTCGGTATCAAAGGAATGCGATGGGGATTCCGTAAGAATCGATCAGAGCGTTCAAAGATGCGTCAGTTGAAAAAAGCAAGTCGTAAAGCAGGAGCTGCTTGGAATAAGAAGTATCATAGTAGACATATGATGACTTCTCATGACTTGAGAGAAGCAACTAATCGATTGCGCTTGGAGAACGATTTCGCAGAACAGGTTCAACGATCAAATCGATTGTCTAATCCTGGCGGCCAAAAATCATTTGGTTCATTCGGTAGAGAAACTGGTAAACTTATCAGAGATACTGCTGTTCAGACAATCACTAAAGATTTGCTAACAAAGAATCCGAAAAATTACTCGCAATTGACTAAGAACCTTGCCACATTAGGTAGAGATACTGGACATGCGTTTAATGAAACTGTGAAAATTTTCAAATAGGAGATAAACATTTTGGTATTATCGAATAAAGCATATCCGGAAGAGTATATGAAGTTTAAGGAACAAGTTCTTAGAGGTGAAATTCCGGTCAATCGGATGGTGTCACTGGAAATGAACCGAATCGACTTCTTGATTGAGTCACCGGATTATTACTATGATAATCAAGCGATTGAGGGCTTTGTTAGATTTTGCGAAAATGAGATGACTCTGACAGATGGTAGTGATGTTACTCTTCTACCGTCCTTTAAATTATGGGCCGAATGTGCCCTCGCTTGGTTCTACATTTCCGAAGATAAGGTATACAATCCTAAGCTCGGTAAATGGGAAACAAAATCAAAATTCAAGCGACTTACCACGAAACAATACTTGATAGTAGGACGTGGTGCCGCTAAATCATTGTACTCAACATACATGCAAGCTTACATGTTGTTGATTGATACTTCTACAACCCACCAGATTGTCGCTGCTCCTACCATGAAGCAAGCTGAAGAAATTATGGGTCCGTTTAGAACAGCTCTTAGCCGTGCAAAAGGTCCTTTAATTCGCTACATGGTCCAGGGTTCTAAAATGACTGGGAATTTAACCCAGAAGCAGCTCTTGGCATCCACTAAAAAGGGTGTAGAGAATTTCGCAACGAATAGTCTATTGGAGATCCGACCGATGTCCATTGACAAACTTCAAGGTCTTCGTTGTAAATATGCCTCTGTCGATGAATGGCTATCTGGTGAAGTCCGAGAGGACGTAATTGGGGCTATTGAACAAGGGGCCTCAAAGAACGAGAACTATCTTATTATAGCTACTTCCTCGGAAGGTACAGCTCGTGATGGGGTGGGGGATACTATCAAGATGGAATTGGTGGACATTTTAGAAGGACGATACTTCAACCCACACGTGTCTATATGGTATTACCGATTAGATGACGTTCGTGAAGTTGCATATCCTGATATGTGGTTGAAAGCTAATCCTAATTTGGGTGCTACAGTGTCTTATGAAACATACAGAAACGAAGTAGAGCGTGCCGAAAACCAACCTGCAACAAGGGCAGATACTTTGGCTAAACGTTTTGGTATCCCAGTTGAAGGTTATACTTATTTCTTTGTGTATGAAGAAACAATTCCACATAGACCCCAAAACTTTGATGGTCTTGAATGCGCAATGGGTGCCGACCTTTCACAAGGTGATGACTTCTGTGCATTCACATTTCTATTTCCACTTGGTCGTGGACGATTTGGTATAAAAACTAGATCTTATGTCTGCGAATCAAAACTTAAGAAACTAACTTCAGCGATGCATAATCGTTACGATGAACTGATTGCCGAAGGAACCTTAATTGTAATGGATGGAGTTGTCTTAGACTTGAATAAAGTGTATGACGACCTAACTGAAATGATCTATTCACACAAATATATCGTATACGCATTTGGGTTTGACCCATATAATGCTCGAGAATTTGTAGAAAGATGGACCCGAGATAACGGTGAATTTGGTGTTGAGAAGGTTATTCAAGGTGCCAAAACCGAATCTGTTCCGATGGGTGAGTTGAAAAACTTGGCTATGGAACGTCTTCTCATATTTGATGAAGAACTAATGAAGTTTGCGATGGGTAATGCTGTCGCTATCCAAGATAACAATGGTAACTATAAATTGTCTAAAAAACGTGCCGATGAAAAGATCGATAACGTTGCGGCATTAATAGATGCCTGGGTTGCGTATAAACGTAACCTTGATTTATTCGTATAGAAAGGCCAGTATGAGTATATGAGTATTTTTACTGATGGACTGCAACATGCCTGGTCAATGTTTACCAACGATACTAACAAACCATCATTGGTAGAAACACAAACTCAATATCAACTTACAACGGAGCCAAGAGCATTAAATCCAAATAATGCTATTCCGTCAAGATCATATGCCAGATCGTCAATTTCATCTATGATCTTTAACCGAATTGCGATGGATGCATCTATGGTTAAATTTCAACACGTCAAATTAGCTGCTGATATGCAGAACCAAGAGGTTCAATATAATTCGGCGCTTCAACGATTGTTTGAAGTGGAGATGAATACGGATCAGTCTAGCACCGACTTCTTCCATGATTTGGTTTATTCTTTATTCGACGAAGGTGTCGTTGTGGCAGTTCCACTTGAGGCAACTGTTGACCCTATGCGTTCCGACTCGTACGATATCAAATCTATGCGAGTTGGTAAAGTCATCGAATGGTTTCCTACAAAGGTTCGAGTGAAAGTATACAATGAAAATAAGGGAGATTTCTCCGAAATTATTATCCCTAAACGAATGTGTGCGATCATTGAGAATCCATTAGCTAATATTTTAGGAACGGACAATCCTACTATGAATCGTTTGATTCAGAAATTATCTATTCTTGATAAACAAGATTTGGATTCTGTAGCAAACAAATGGAACATGATTCTCCAATTACCAGTTCC